CCGGTACCGCATCATTTAACCTTGACCTAGCCGAGCTGGTCGAGGAAGCGTTTGAGCGCGCCGGTCGTGAGCTGCGCTCTGGTTATGACCTGCGTACAGCACGTCGTAGCCTCAACATCATGTTCGCTGACTGGGCTAACCGTGGCGTAAACATGTGGACTATCGAGCAGGGTCAGATTGATCTTGTTCAGGGGCAGAGCACCTATGCACTTCCCAACGATACCGTTGACTTGTTGGAGCATGTCATCCGCACACAGGCGGGGCAGCAGTCCAACCAAGCTGACCTGACAATTACCCGCATCAGCGTTTCGACCTATGCGACTCTCCCAAACAAACTTCAGCAAGCTCGTCCGATTCAGGTTTGGGTACAGCGCCTTGATGGTCAAACGGCAGCGGCAATCACGACTCTTGCGTCTGGCATTTCGGCTACAGACTCAACTATCTCGTTGACATCGACTCTGGGTATGCCAGCAGCGGGCTTCGTGAAGATTGGTAGCGAGACCATCAACTACACCTCAATCAGCGGCAATGACCTGATTTCTTGCTTCCGTGGACAGAACGGCACAACTGCCGCCTCCCACTCATCCGCAGCCCCTGTGTCTGTGCAGAGCCTGCCAGCCGTGACTGTGTGGCCCACACCTGATGGCGCGCAGTCATATCAGTTCGTTTACTGGCGTCTACGCCGCACCCAAGATGCGGGCGGTGGTGTGAACGTGATGGACGTGCCTTTCCGATTTATCCCCTGCATGGCCGCTGGTTTGGCGTACTACATCGCAGGCAAGATTCCCGAGGGCGCCGAGCGCTTAATGATGCTCAAGCAGCAATACGACGAGGCTTGGGAGTTGGCAGCTTATGAAGACCATGAGAAGGCAGCGATTCGCTTCGTGCCACGTCAGCAATACATTGGTGGGGCTATGTAATGGCAGATAAGACACCCCACGCACAACAGTTCAAAGTTCCTAGTCCTTTGGAGCAAAGAGCTCTGGACAAAGCAGCTAAAGTGCCCGAAGAAGTCAAAGAAGAGCTGCGAAATGATCCTTCGATCAAGCAGTTTGACAAAAAAGCCAAGGGCGGCATGACCGCTTCTCGCCGTGCCGACGGTATTGCAGCACGCGGTAAAACTCGGGGGAGAATGGTCTAATGGCTAACCGGTTTGCTTCTGGCAAATGGGCGATTGCGCAGTGTGATCGTTGTGATGGGCGCTTCAAACTGAAGCAGCTCAAGCGCGAGATCATCAAGACCAAGAACTATGAGCTCTTGGTTTGTCCAGAGTGCTGGGACCCCGACCAACCTCAACTTCAACTGGGTATGTATCCCGTTGACGATCCACAAGGTTTGCGCAACCCACGTCCTGATCGCAGCTACATTACATCTGGTACAACCGGACTTCAGATCATCAACAGCAACAGCACCGACATTCTTGCTCAGGGTTACCAAGGCGAAGGCAGTCGAGACATTCAATGGGGATGGAACCCTGTGGGTGGTGCGAGCTTGGATGATGACGGATTAACGCCAAACTACTTGGCTTTAGCCGTGGAAATTGGTACAGTCACTATTGCAACGACATAAGGAGTCGAAAATGGACAAGAAAGATTTGGCACAGGATAAAAAGACCGCTGCTAAGGCCGTGCATAAGCACGAAAAAGCCATGCACCCCGGCAAACCCCTGACCAAAATGAAGGCCGGTGGTAAGACCAACGCCGACATGCTCAAGTATGGACGCAACATGGCCAAGGTCATGAATCAGCGTTCTTCTGGTCGCGGAGGCTAATATGGCTACCTACAAGACTCCCAAGAAGGTCAAGACTGTTGTGGTGGGTGAAGAACCCGCAAAGAAGACCATGAAGGACGCTAACGTGTCCGTGGCCAACACACGCAGCCAAGATTACAAACCCACCAAAACTTCGGGCATCAAGATTCGTGGCACAGGCGCTGCGACTAAAGGCTTGTACGCTCGCGGACCCATGGCTTAATAATGACCTACGACGAACTTTTCGCGGCGATCCAGTCTTATACGGAAAACCAATTTCCAGAGACTTATCTTGCTGATGGCAGTGCTGTGTCCTCCACGACACAGATCAACACTTTCATCACGCAGGCGGAACAACGCATCTATAACACGGTGCAGTTTCCGTCGTTGCGTAAGAACGTCACAGGTGTTACCACCACGAACAACAAGTATTTGTCGCTACCAAGTGACTTCTTGGCCGTCTATTCCTTGGCGGTTATTGATGCCACCGGTGCGTACGAGTACTTGTTGAACAAAGATGTGAACTTCATTCGTCAGGCTTACCCACAGCCAACCGATACGGCTATCCCACGGTACTACGCTTTGTTTGGCCCAACCACTTCAAGCGATGTGACGCCGATCATCACTGACGAGTTGTCTGCCATCTTGGGCCCCACCCCCGATGCCGCGTACAACGTTGAGCTGCACTATTACTATTACCCTGAGTCAATCACCACCGCCGCTGATGGACGCACTTGGTTGGGTGACAACTTTGATAGCGTGCTGTTGTACGGCTCGTTGGTTGAGGCATACACCTTCATGAAGGGTGAGCAAGATATGGTGGCGTTGTACAACACCAAGTACCAAGAAGCACTTGCGATGGCTAAACGTCTGGGCGATGGTATGGAGCGTCAGGACGCATACCGTTCTGGTCAGTATAGACAGGCGGTGACCTGATGGCGATTACTCAAGGCGCAACAAACACTTTCAAGCTCGGGTTGCCAAAAGGCAACTTTGACTTCGACGTGGACACATTCAAGATCGCGCTGTACACCGGTGCAGCGTCGATTGGTCCAGACACAACTGCGTACACAACTGACGGCGAAGCTACTGGTAGCGGGTACACCGCCGGTGGTGAAACTCTTACTGTTACGCAGACACCTACAATCGGTAACCAAACAGGCAACGCCACGGTGTACTTGTCGTTCGCCAACGTCACATGGAACGCAGCTTTGACTGTCCGTGGTGCACTGATCTACAAGTCGGGTTCTGGTAACCCATCGGTCTGCGTACTGGACTTTGGCGGCGACAAAACATCAACCACAACTTTCACGGTGCAGTTTCCCGCTGTCACCAACACAGCGGCGATCATTCGCATTTCTTAATAGGAGCAATCATGCCTACCATCGAAAAATCCAAATCAGCAGACGCCGTTTCTTGTGCGGTTGTTCGTAATGCTGGCCCCAGCGAGGCTGCGCACGGCGGCGGCGTTTTTACCCTTCAATGTTTTGACAAAGACGGCAAGCTGAAGTGGGAAGAGCAATCACACAACCTCGTGGTGAACGAAGGTCTTGACGACATGAACACCAAGTACTTCACCGGTAGCGGCTACACCGCTGCTTGGTACTTGGGTTTGATTTCCGGCACCAGCCCGACAATTGCCGCTGGTGATACGCTGGCTTCCCACGCAGGTTGGACCGAAGTGCCTGTATCTACCGGCTACACCGGTAACCGCAAGGCGGTGACTTTTGGTGGTGCTACAACCGCCGATCCTTCTGTCATCAGTAACTCTGGTTCTGCCGCACAGTTTGCAATGTTGGGAACTTACACCGTGTCTGGAGCGTTTTTGTGTTCTGTTGCTACCGGTACATCAGGTGTGTTGTTCTCTGCTTCTCAGTTCAGTGCCCCCGGTGATCGTTCTGTTGTGAGTGGTGACACCCTCAACGTGACCTACACATTCAACCTGTCTGCTACCTGATAAGGCTCGGCGATGTTCGGGTACGCGACATTTTCGCAAGCCCCCTTCGCCACTTTAGGGGGCGGGGTTGAATTCAATCGTGCAATTATTGAGTCAAGCGCAGCCACAGAAAGTGCGGCTGCGCTGGCTTCGCTTGTGCCCGAGGTTTCTGTTTCTGCCGCTATAACGGATACTGCTACGGTAGCCGCTAGCATATTCAATGCTTTAACTCAGGACACGGCTTCTGGTTCCTCAACAGTTGACGTGTTGGCCGTCTTCCAAACAGGTGCAGTAGCTGCTTCTAAGTTGACGGACGCTGACTCAGCCACCGCCGATTTTGCCATCAACGTTGCAGACTTTCTCCTTGCAACTGATACGGTTGAGGCGCAGTCCAACTTTGTTTCGGCAGTTAATGTTCTGGCAACAATCCTTGATTCAGCGATTGGTGGCCTTTTATACAACGTAGATGTAGAGGCTACTGCTACAGGAACCGACGCACCATCAGCAAACCAAGGGCACGGTGTCTCTGTATCCGACGTTGCCACAATCACAGATGCGTCTTCCGCCCTACAAGGGTTTGCGGTAAACGTAGCCGATACTGCCTCCGGCACTGCTACCCCCTCTGCGCTGGCAGACTTTAACGCCGACGCCGTTGCAACTGCAAATGCTCTCGATGCTGTGGCTGCCCTAGCTGTGTTCTACGCTGCTCTGACCGATAACGCTGTGGGCGCAGACGCTGTGGCGCAACGGTTGTTGTGGGAAATCATCAATGACAGCCAGAACGCAAACTGGCAAAATATCAGTGACGCGCAAACAACAACTTGGTCTGTTGTTAAGACGCAACCGTAAGGAATAAAAATGGCAATCGTTGTAAAAGACAGAGTTAAAGAAACCACCGCCGTTACTGGCACAGGTACGGCTACGTTGCTTGGTGCAGCCAACGGGTTTCAATCTTTTGCCGCGATTGGCAACGGTAACATCACATACTACGCTATCGTCAACTCAGAAGACGGTACATGGGAAGTAGGTAAGGGTACATACTCAACAACCGGCCCAACTCTGACACGTGACACAGTTTATGAGTCGAGTAATGCTAACGCTGCGGCTAATTTTGCGGCTGGCGTCAAAGATGTGTTCATCACATATCCAGCTGAAAAAGCTATTTACGAAGAGCCAAACGGCAACACGCTGATTGATGGCGGTCCGCTGACTGTGGTTGGCACCGGTGTTACTAGCTACACCAGCTTTGCTGCTGTTCTTGCCGAGATGTACGGCAACGTGGATTCGTTTGCCCAGTTATACACACAAAACTATAACGATGGCTCCTCAGCCTCTGCCGACCTTGTAGCGTACAACGACCTTGGTGATGGTCTGACCAACTTTGTTGATGTGGGTATCAACAGTTCAAACTACTCGTCCGTTGACTATCCCATCTTCACGCCCGGCTCTGCCTACGCGTTCAACGACGGCGGGGAAATGTTTGTTGGTAGCGCCACTGACGATTTGGTATTGTTTGCCGGTGGGGTTGACACAACCGACGAAGCTGTACGCATCGACAAAACAACCAAGAATGTCACGACAGCCGCTGGTATGACTTTGGGTGGCGGCCTCACCGGTGTTGGTGGTACTTTCACTCAGGCGGTCACTACTACTTCTACGTCCGTCACATCACCAGCTAACAACGAGTTTGTGACCAAGGCATACGTGGACAACGTTGCCACGACCGGTATCCACATTCACACCCCCGTTGTAACAGAAACAAGCTCGGCTTTGTCTGCTGTCTATACACAAGGCGGCACGACGTTCAACATTACCGACATCACCGGTACTAACACTGTTGTAACGTCCACAACCCACGGCCTGTCGGTCGATGACCAGATTTGGCTGACCACAACCGCTGGTAATGGCTTGTCGATCAACACGCCGTACTTTGTCTACGCTACGCCGACTACTACATCGTTGCAGCTCACTACTTCGTGGAATGGT